CTTTTCAGGCGTCGCGCCAGAACCCATGCCCTGTATCCTGACCTGATACTCGCTGAATACATCCTCTAAAAACATCCCAATGCCGACATCCTTCTTTCCCCATTCCTTAATATCCTGGCTTACGACTCCAGCTATTGCTTTGGTGAAAGAGCCCCCGAACCTTGCGACGCCATCCGCCGAAAGGACTATCTCTTGGACATATCGCTTCATGTCTACTGAGTTCATCTGCTCTTCGTAGTACTTATCTACGTCGTCCATCCATCCCTGGACATCGTCGGCGATACCGACGCCTGGATACATCTTGAGATACCCGTCGAGCTTGTTCCTTGCGTCGAAGAAATTGAACATCTTCCCGCCCTGGGGATTAGTCGGGTCTTTGAAGGCGTTCCAGTACTTCACCCAATCTGTTTCAATATACGCCTTGGTCATGGCGGCATCGTCCGAAGCGCTACGCTTCCATCCGTCAATCGTGTCCATGGCCGAAAGATGCTCTTTCTCCACCTTGTCAAGAAGCCTTAACCTCTCGGCCCTGTCGCTTTCGCTGTCGCCATCGAATTGTTTTTGGATGGCTTCGGTGGAAATAGCTAGTTGCTTATTGAGCCCTTCTTCGTACTGGTTAATAACAGGCAGGGTAGCACCGCGCCCTACAGCATCTGTGGCTAAAATCATGTATTGTGTTATATCCCCGGCCACCTGGGCGCCGAATATCTCCATGGCCCCGAGTTGTAACTCACTTACCTTGAGTTGCGAAGCATCGGTGCCATACGTCGAAAAGAAGTTTCTAATTTCTTCAACCGAAGGGGTTTGCCCGTCGGTTACGGCCTGCTTGAAAACGTCAAACTGCTTTTGGGCTTCGGCGTCAAAAGCCGCCTGATCTTCCATTATTGACGCGCCAATCCGTGCCTTCTGGTCTGTCGTATACCCTGGCGAGGAGCTGAGCCTGGATAGCGCATATTCAATTTGGTTCCTCGCTACAGTTCCAGTTTCGGCATCCAGCACGCCGTTACTTGCCGAATATTTTTGGTAAAGATCGACCTTGTTCGCTTCCGTCTCATAGGGAAGGAGCAACTTGTCGTACATGTCGTTGTATTCGCTTTGAAGGAACGTGCCGTCGGACACCTTTTTTTGCAGGTAATCCTTGGCTGCCATGTACCTGCTTGCTACGCTTCCAACTCCCCCGAGAATCTGGCCCACGGTGTCCATTGACAACGCCCTGGTCTCCTGGAACTCGGCTTGTGCAAGCGAGTTAGATAACCCAACCCTGAACTGCGACTCGCTGCTGGAAAAGTGCGCGGCCACCGATTCACGGACGCCATCGTCGCGGATTCCTGATATCATCCCGTCGACGTTGGATTCGTATTCAGCCATAGCGTCTCGCCAGTACGTTCCACCTTCGGCGTCGGGCGTGGTGGTAAGCCGGCGCGGGTCTCCGAGCGGAAGATTAAACCGCTGTAGAAACTCGGTCTGTGTGTTGGTTATCTTGACCGCGTCGCGGTCGACTTCTGCCTGCACCCTGGCTCCATGGAGCGCAACGGCGCTTTGGGCAAACCCGCTCACGGCCTGGGAGAGATTGACTATATCGCCAAGAAAGTCTGCCATTATTTCCTCCAAAAGAAAGGCCGCAGGGGAACCCTACGGCCAAAAGTATACTATATGGCACGGCATGACGCAATAGCCTACTGCCCGTGGTGGCCTAGAATACTAAAGCCGATCCAATTCCGCCCCGTTTTCCATTCGACCACGATGGAGCCATCTGCCCCGGAGCCATGAGCCCGGCGATGCTGGGTATCTGGAACAGGTCGAGCGAGAAATCCATAGGCGGGATATACCCGATTCCCTGGTTAGGGCTTGGCTGCATTTGGAACGAGCCCACGGGGTCGAGGGGCTTGAACGACAAGGTGTCGATGCCCATGGGCTGGGCCGAGATAGCCGCCATCGACGACTGGCCAGAGCTGGGGGCCGATGGAACCACGTCGGACTTCCCGAATATACCTGCAATCTTGTCGAAGGCGTTGGCGAAGTTGTCCTCCACTGAGTAGTCTGTGATTTGCGTCACCGAGGCGTTGATATTGTTCGCCATCGACGCCCCAGACGCGATGCCCGTACCGATGGACATGGCCATCGCAACGGGCGACTCGACGTAGTTGAGCTGGTCAACCGACTCTTGCAAGCCCCACATAGCGTTCTGGAGATTCATGTCGATATCCTGGCCAGAGGCGCGAGCGCCTTGTATCTGCGCGTCGTACTGGAGCCGGACGTTCTGGTTCATCTCGGCCAGGCGCGTACGGTTCAGCGCCATATCGGAGGCTACCTTGAAAAGCGGCGTGCCTCCCGACACCCCGGACAGGCCGGCCTTGAGCTTGCCGGCCGACTCTGCCTGGTACGCCTGGATCGCGGCCTCGCGGTTATTGGACGTGGCGCCCATGGCCCCCGCGGTAAGGTTCCCCTCGAGTATGGACTTCTGGCTCTTGTTGCGCTTGAGGTACGCCTCGTACGTCCAGCGCGCCATCATTTCCTGGCGAGCGGCGGCAGTCTGGCGTTTGCCCTGCTGCACAAGGCCCAATCCGGCGCCAACAATGGCGCCGCCGATCATTAGGATATCGCTCATAGTATGTCACCTACCTCGAATGTCGGGGCTACGAGCTGAATGGTCATCGGCTCCGGGCTTTGGGTCGCGAAGGTAATATACTGGTCTTCCGTGGCCCCTGAATAGGCGTCCGTCCGCAAGGCGCCCGTGTACGGGTAAATCCGAAGTCCCGTGGTCTCATCGACCGGGCTGGAGACCACTTCCTCGTCGAGCGTTACGCCGTCGGGGAGGTAGTCGTCGGCTCCGTCGCGGTCTGTTTTCCGAATATGGAAACTTCCAGATTTCAGGACGCGAAGGTGGACGGTTCCCGCGGTCTTGGGAAGGCCCGACATCTGAGCCGAATCGATCCGTGGAAGCTGGAGCATGGACTCGTACGTGTAGCCCACCATCGCGTCGGTCTCGCCAGGCAAGGCCACAGCGACGGACGTTCCGTTGGGGATATACGTGCTGGACGTTCCAGCTATCGCCACGACGAGCTCGCCCCATTCTCCACTCTCGAACACGATCGTCGGATGCTGGGCGTAGAACCTGGCAAGGCCCGACAGGAGCGGAGTCGTCTGCGGATCGGCGATGACGCCCGTGGTCACGGCGACCCAAGAGTCAAGGTAGTCTCGAGAGTCGAACACGGAGTCGTCGGGCGTGATGAGCCGTTCGATATACCGCGCCGTATCGCCGCTGATGGCCCGGTTGATGACGGCGTAGATGGCATCCTCTCCGTTAGCCGCGATCGCGACAAGCGACTCGATGAGGTCTCCCGTTCTCGTATACAGAGGCGCCCATCCCACCACGTCGTTGTTGATGACGCCGATGACCGCTTTGCCGTTCTCGAGGAGCAAGAGGACTTCATGGGCTGGGTCTTGGCGGAAGTCAAACGATATGACCTGCGAGGTCATCGTGAATAAATGCTCGGCCTGCTCCGTGATCGATTCGGTCGTCTGGCCGAGGACGGGCTGGAACATCTTGGCTCCGCGACGGGAGCGCGGGATGAACAGGACCGACCCATTGACGAACCGCCCCTGTATGCTGGCCGACCCGTTGCGCGAAGTCAGTACGGCCCGCGGCTCAAGGGCGTTGACTTCGGCGGGCATTACCCATTCCGAGGTCGCCGTTCCAAGGATGAGGTCGGACACGCTCGCGGCCCACTGGATCGACTCGTTCTCGTCGGTCGCCAGTTGCATGGATATGGCGCTGGCCGCGCCAATCTGCTGGACGGAATCCACGGTCACGTCGTATTGCGGGTCGCCGTCCGGGCTGTCCGGGTCGTACACGGTCTTCTCGTACTCCACTTCCTCGAAGTATTTGAACCCCGTGAAGCTGTTTGTCTCGGACAGATAGAATACATTCGGCTCTTTCGTCGAGCCTCCGATGACCATGCGATTCTGATGGAAGCACACGAAGCCGGGGTTGTCCGTCCGGTCGTAGTACGGCGTCAAAATGACGCCAAGCTGCCCCGTGATGCCGGTTAAGGAGGCGGTGATCCTGAACGGATCGGGCTGGCCGGCTAGGGTAACGATGATTGCCGGCTCGGCGCCGCTTACGTCTTTAATCGCCGAGAGGGCCACATTACCATTGAGCGTTACGGTTTGATCGCACGGGTACACAACGCCGGGTCGCATCCACACGCCGCACCGCTCCATGATGTCGATTCCCGGCGTGGCGTTCTTGTTGATCGACATGAGCGGGTACACCATCGAAAGGTAGCCCTGCACCGATACCGTGTCGGCGTCAACATCGAGGGTCGTTCCGTCCGAAAAGTACAGCGTGTACACGGTGGTGTCGTAGGCTTCGTTGTAGGTGAAGCCTCCGCGGAAGTCCGGGACAAGCACGCCGTACACGTGTCCACGGATCGCGTACTGGTATCCGCTTTCTAGTTCCGCCGCGGCCAACGCAAGAATGGTTGTCCCCGTGGCGTTATAGGCTACATGGACCAAGGTGTTATTCTCATCTGTTCCGATATACCATCCGTCCGAAGATGACACGAGCCGCCCTGGCAATATCCCCGATCCGTCGACAAGGTCGCCTGAGTATGTATAGGTGTTCGGAAAGTTCATCCTACTATAAGCATAATGGGCGCTTCGAGCGGTCGCAGTGACCGTCTTTTTCATTCCAACAAGCGTTTTATTGTTTATCGTTCCTGATAATCCTGAATGGCCGTACACATTGTCATTGAGTGTTATGTTTATATTCCCATTCGCAGAACACGCCCCCGTGATTGAAAGCGTCTGGACTTCTTTAACGCTTACCGTTCCCTGAGTCGTCCGGGCAAACGTCCCCGTGATGCCCGTGGCCGCGGGATCGAGGGCATATGTCCCACCGCGCACTCCGTTGGCGTCGGCAGTGAATATCACGTCGGCATCAGCGCCGGTAACGACCCAGCCGGGGAACTTGACGGCCCGGATGGCCGCGGCGACAAGGGCGGTCGTGTTGAGCGCGGTCGTGACGGCGATGTACGCGGAGTACACGATCCCATTGGCCAGCACGTCGAGCATCGAGCGGAGATACGATCCAGGAATTACGTCGGTCACGCCGGTTGCCGCGTCGATGAACGTGGAGCTGGCGATATTGCCCTCGAGGTTCACGGGGCCGTACTCAAACGCGGCATAGGTAGCGGCGCCCACGGTTACGTCGCCGTTGTACTTGATGTAGAAAAGCGGGTACCCAGGATGAGCTAGGTAGATCGACTTGATGTTCTGCGCGTACTTTACCGCGTCAATATCGGCCTCGGCGTACGCCGGAGACGTGCCTGACGAGGAAAGGGCGACGATCGGAAGCACGCCGCCGGAGGTATCGGGATCGGTGGCCAGGAACGCGACAGTATGCCCGTCGGAAACGTCGAGGATTCGGATGGCTCCATCAGTCAAAACGAGCATGAAGTCGGTAACGTCGTTCACGCTCCACGGAATAAGGCGGGCTTTGGCGTCCACGGGCATATTGATGATGTGCTTGAACCCGCCTCGCCGGCGCGCTCCGCCCATCTTTTCGGGGATCATATTGTGGAGCTTGTTCGCGCCACCCTGGAATACGGGAAGATCGGCACGACCCGCCAGCTTCGGGGATATCTCGCCGGCTGAAAAATTATTGTAGATCGGGCGTATCATTCCCATGTTCAGCCTCTCATGTTCGGAACGCGACGAGTGACGCCAACGCCGATGCGTTCAGTCCACCACGGGTCGGGTTCGTCGGGGTTCATCTGTTCATTGGAGTTGGACTTGGCCAAGGCTAGGATCGCCGAGAACTCGCCCTGGAGCTGCTGCACGATGCCGCCGGCCTTCGTGAACTCAAGAGCGAACTTGCTAGCCAGGCGAAGCTCGAGTGCCTGCTTGAACTGCTTGTCGAACAGGTCGGGGTTAAGTACCTGCTCGGTGTACTTCATCTCGAGGAGCTGGGTCGTCCCGTCCTCGTCGTACTCCGTCATGTGGTCGCACATAATCCGCTTATTGCTCGACGCCCCGATGAGGTCGAAGATCGCGTCCTTGTCCTGGTTTATTTTCAAAACCTTGAGAAGCGCGATATAGGCGTTCACCGTCACGGCGACCGTTACGGCCGCGGTGTTCGTGGTCGCCCGGTCAAGGGTGATGGTATGGGCCGTGTCGTCGTATGATACGATCCGAGCGGCTGCCTGCATATTGGTTCCGCTGACGATTCGACCCAGGAAGCGGTCGTCAAGGTCGACGCTTACGGCCTCAAGGAGCGTGGCTCCGATGCCGTACGTGCAGGTGAACGGTCGCCAGTCCTCGGCTTTGTACGCATAGCCGAACCCGTCCATTGGGAAGGTGTACGCGGCGTCCTCGGGAATAAGCGTGCTTTTGGTCGCGAAGCTGAACGGGAACATGGACAAAACCTCGTCCCGCGTGTCGGCGTATATCGATCGGCAGACTTTCCCTTGCTTAGTTAACTCGTCGGTGTCCTTGATGAGCTCGGCTCCGGCCCTGGATAAGGCGGAGTTGCACAGGTCGGCTTCTTTCAAGGCATATATAGGATCAAAGGACTTCTGCACTACGGGCGGCATATGGCCCTCCTTGTCGCTTGCTTATACCCACAATAATACGATATTCCACGGCATAGCGCAAGATGTCAACCGGGGAGACAAAAAGGCCCTCTCTCCCGCGGGAAAGAGGGCCACAGTCTCAAGCCCTTCTGCGGGCCTTTTTCTGCTTAGCCGGTCACGATGGCGGCGTTGAAGTGCGCGTCGCCGGTCATGGCCGCCTCGGCGCCTACGATCACGTCGTTCAACGTGATCCATATGTCGCCGGTCACGGAGCACGCGGCCGTAATGGTCAGCGTCTCGACTTCCTTGGCTTCCGCGGTTCCTTCGGCCGTCTGGGCCCAGGTTCCGGTGATGCCAGTGAACCCGCCGTTCAAGGCGTACGTTCCAGCCCTCACGCCATTGGCGCTGGCCGTGAAGATCACTTTGTCCGTGTCGCCGGTGACTACCCAGCTGGGCAGGAACGCGGCCGCGTAGGCTCTGATGAGCCCGGCGACCTTGGCCGCTGAATCGGACGCCGCAGCGGCGACGATGGTCATCTGAGGCTCGACCATGTTGCCATTGGGCGTGAATCGGATTTTGACGAACTTCTTGAGGCCGATGGGGAGCGCGGCTTTCCAGACGTACGCTCCGGTCACGATCTCGGAAAGGGCGACTTCCTTGCTCATCGCGACGGTGTATATCCCGTCCGTGGTGTCGCAGTGCATCAGCTCGATGGTGTATCCGTCCCCGGCCGCGGCGTCATCATCGTCATCGACGTTGACGACGATGAACAAGGGCCGGCCTCCGTCGTTGATGTTCGCGGCCTCGAAGCCTATGGCGTCCGACAGCTTGGCGGTCATCCCCGTAGGAACGAGGTCTTCGCTGGAGCTGGACGTGAAAATGTACGGTAAGTCCTGGATCATGGTGCATACCTCCTTTCAAGAGGTAGAAAAGTCCCCCGCCAGGTTCTTGGCCCCTGGCGAGGGACGGATGAGGTTGACTAGCCCGTTACGAGCGCGGCGTTGACCACGATGATCTTGCCGCTCGTGGTCCCGACTCCGGTTACGGACAGCTTGAGGAACTTCTTGCAATCCTCGGGGAGCTTGGCCTTGTAGAGGAGCGCACCGTCGGTAACGCTCGCTACGGGGACCTGCTTGCCGAGGCACTGATAGTAGGTTCCGCCCACTGCGGTGCTGTCCGTGAGCTTGAACAGGAACACGCCGTCCGCGGCATCCGTGTTGTCCTTGCACGTGATGACGAGGTACAGGTCTCTATGGCCGTCGCCTACGTCGGCGGCTTCCATCTCGAGCGCCACCGAAAGATTCTCGGTGGAACCCGAGGTTGCGATGTCCTCGCTGGCGGTCGATCCGCCGTTGAGCGAGGTAAAGGCATATCCAGCATCTATGAGCATGGTGTCTTCCTTTCCTAGCTCGCCGAGGTTTCGTCGGCCGTGAGGGTGTCGATCTGCACGATGGGAATGCCCATGAAGGTCGGCATCTCCCGGCCCCACACGGTTTCCTTGGTGTAGTTCATGTTCGTCTTGTCGTTCAGGCGCTTCCTGATGCCGGACATGATCTGCGGCCCGACGTACAGCACGCATCCTTCGGTGCTTCCGCCGGGGAGGCGCGATATCATGTCGATCAGCGCGTACTCGCCCTTCTGGACGGTGGTTCCGTCTCCGAAGAACGAATGATTCCCGGTGAGCGCGATGTTGCAAAGGCGCTGGACGGCCATGTCGTTCACGATGCCGAGGCCGAACTCCATGGAGAAGTTGGTCATGTCGGCGCGGAACGGGTAGCTGTTCGCGTCGTAGACGAGCTGGTTTTCGAACTGCTCCTGCTTGATCGTGTTCGCGGCCGTCCTGGGGTGGAGCATGAACAGGCCGTCGCCGCCATGCTTGATGAGCCAGATGGACCCGCCGGTGGAGTTGCCCATGTTCACCACAGTTGTGGTGGCGGTCTCGGAACCGATGGCTACCGCGGACGATACGGGCCGGCGAACGCCGAGGCCGTTGATGTCCTTGGGGTTGGTGCCCATGTTGCCACGGCTGTTCTTGGAGAAGATGGTCTCATGGAAGGTGTTGAGCATCCCTTCGAAGTACCGCATCTCCTTCTCGCGGTAGTAGGCGCCGGGGTTGGCGCTCTTGGCGAGGACGCGAACGTCCACGCGGAGGTTGCCTTCTATGCGGCACAACTGCTCGCGGACGGCCCGGTCGGTCGATATCTCGAAGGGGGCGCCTTCCTCGTACCTGACGAGGGCGCCGGTGGGCTTGGAGACGGTTTTCAGGAACTCGTGGCTGGTTTCCTCGTTGGCCTGTTCCCAGTAGGTCTCCTCGATCATGGGGAGATTCTTCTTGAGAACGTCGCGAGCGGCCATGTACGAGCCGTCCGGAGCGTTGTGACGCAGGATTTCGGGGAGGGTATGTGCGGTATTGATAGTGAACGCCATGATTGCGCCCTATCCTTTCTTGTTTCGCCGCGCCACCGTCACTTGGGTGCGAATCGCTCGTTTTGCCGATCGTAGAAGGTCTTTTTAGTCCGGGGCTCACGGTCGTGGGCCGAAAGGATCATCGAGTCTTCTCCGAGCTGCTGGCCGAGGCCGACAAGCACGTTGATGAAATCCGGGTTCGCCGAGTAGCCGTCCTTCTTGAGTTGTGCCCGGAGGGCCTCGGGGAATGCTCCCACGAATGCCTTCTCGGCGCTCTTTAGGTTCGTCTCGTAGTCCGGCCCGTACTGTTTCCGGAGGATAAGGTCTGCTTCCTTGACGCGCGCGGTGTACTGCTCAACGGCAGAAGCGTCACGCGACTCACGGTCGGCCTTTATATATCCGAAAAGCTCGTCCGCCTGTTCGGGCCGTAGACCAGCGGCGTGAGCCTTGGCCTTGAACCCCTTGACGAACGAATCATCCATGCTTCCCTTGACGATAGCATATTCGTCGGGCGTTTTCGGGCGCCCGACCCGATCGTAGAACTTCGCCTTTTCCTCAGGCGAAGCATCGGCGGGTGGAACTTCCACGGATCGGCCAAGTTTTCCCTCGAGCTCCACGTACGCCTTGAAAGCTTCCTCCGGAGAGGTAAACTTTGACAGGCTCTTTGAAGCCTTGAGGGGCTCTGCCAAGCCCTTCATCCACTCGCGAACGACCGGCGCGTCGGTTCCTTTGCCATCCCCCTGGCCAGAGGGAGTGCCAGATTTACCGAGGAGCTCGCCAGTCGAAGCCGTCCCCGGATTGTCCTTTGCAGGGTCCGAAAGAAGATCAGCCATGTAATTTCTCCTTACTTATAGGCTTATAGTCTATTGACATCATCTTGTCAATAAGCTCCGGGATATTGGCATCCACCGTGATGCCCAGGTTGTACATGATGGTCACGCCGTAATTCCGCAGGGCCATCCGTTGTTCGTCTTTCGGATCGATGGAGCTGAACACGTTCATGTCTATGAGCATTTCCTCAAGGACAAGCCGCCCGTCGTGCGTGCCGAACACGGCTCGCCAGCGCATGGTCTTAGCTTCCTGTTCCTTGCTCTCGATGACTGCCATTATCGTCTCCTTGCCGGGGCGCCGTTCATCAGCGCCTCGGCCATGCTGTTCGGCTCGGCGGTCTTCGCCGCACCGCCGGCTTTCATGCGCTCATTCTCCATCTGAACCTGAGCCGCTTGCGCGCGCTGCTGGGCCGCTTGTGCCTGCTGCTTCTTCACGTCGGCCACGGGATTCAGGAACTCAGGGTCAAGGCCGTTCGCCAGAGCCAGCTCGCGGGCCGCTTCGTTCGATCGGAGGTTCATCAGCACGTCGGGGCCAAGAGCCTGAGCCAGCTGGATCATCGATCCCATGCCCTGACTGATCCCCTGAACACGGAGGTATTTTCTCTGGCTCTGCGCCAGCGGGCCGATGAACTTGAGTTTGAACACCTTGTCGGGGTCGATCCCCGCCGGCAACGGGGGAAGCCGGCCTGCATCGCGCTCAATACGGAGCGTGAGCCTGACGATCGGGTCAAGCCGCTCGGACTGAACGCGGCCGACGATCGAGCCCATGACCGCGGCAGCCTCGGCCTTGATTTCCATGATCTCGGTAGCAGTCCGGTCGCGGGAGCTGTTCTGGAGCTGACTGATCGACATGAAGAAATCGGTCTTGAAATGCTCTCGGATGATCTGCGCGCGCCGGTTCATGGCGTCCATGCCGATGGGGTAATTGAGCGACGTGACGATCGGATTCACCGGGTCCATGCCGTACGTGATGCCGCCGGGAGCCACGCGGACCTTGCCTTTCATGGCCTCAGTCGTCTGCATCGGCGGGCGGGCCGCGAGCTGGCTCACGTCGGCCATGGTCTTGGACTGCATATTTATCATCTTGATATCGTAGATCGCGTCGATGCCGGGGCAGGTGCCATACACCTGGTTCGATACGCGCGAAAAGCGCCATGCTTCGAACCGGCGATAGTCCATGCCGGAAACCTTCATCACGTTCGTTTTCTGCTTGCTCGGCTTCGATCCTTCGTACAGGATATGGACCGAGCGGTACACCTTGTTCTGCGCGAACTTGACCATTCCATCGTCGATATAGTCCTTGTTCGGGTACACGAGTTGGAGCATTTTGATCGGCTTGGTCTGGTTGGATAAGAGCCGTTTCTCCTCGACGCTGTACTTGTCTCCGAACTCCTCGAGGAACTGCACGGGCGTCATAATGTACAGGTGGGCGAGCGTGTCGACTTTGTGGTACCGATTCTCCCGGATGTATATTTCCGCGGGGTGCATCGATTCGTAAATCGGCATCCCCAGCTCCTCGGCGTTCTCGACCGTCATCACGCTCGTCCCGATGCCCGAGGCCGTCTTGATGTCGGTCGCCATCATGTCGTAGAAGTTGGAGCGGTTGAACACGTCGTATAAATGGAGCTGGATGTCCTTGAGGTACTGCATGAACTTGAGGTTGTCCATGTCCCGCGGGTCTTCCGGCTCGAACGCGATCCATGGAATCGTGGGAGAGACGAGCCATCCGAAGATGCCGTCCGCCAAGCGCGAGTGCGCCGCGATCGCTTCTCCGTCGAAGATATGCTCGCCGGCCGACAGGTCTTCGAGCTGCTCGAACTGCATACCCGAGAACTGGGGGAGAAGGTAGTCGGCGATGTCGCGCCACAGAGGCTCGACGAACATCCGCTCATTCTTCATCAGCTCAAAGGTTGACCGGGCGTTTTTTTCAAGCTGTTCAAGGGCGCTTGGGCTCGCCTCGAGGTCTACTACGTCTTTATCGGGCATGGATGCCTCCTCGGGCGATCGCGCTACTTGCTGTCAAGGTACGCGTATGTATCGTAATTATAGCTGTCTCCTTCATCATCGTCCAGTGTCTCTTTTCCTGTCCGGCTATCGATCTTTCCTGGCGAGGGGAAGAACGCGCGGATGTCGTCGTCGGTGATTCGGGCCATGCAGTCGAGCATATCGTCGTGGCTCATGTACGGGAACTGCAAGTACTCGTCGTTAATAAAACTTTGCGTCAAATCATAAGGCTTCCCCTGGTAATCGACGCGGATCAGCTTCTCGGGGATATAAAATCGCTTGGCCTCGAAGATCGGCTGAAGCCGTTTGATTCTGTCCACCTTACCCATCGACCCGCCGAGCGGCGTAACCTTGAATCGGTACTGCTGTTGGTTCTGCATCTCCTCGAGGAAATCGATATCTGTCTGGATACCGTACTTCTCGTACCCTACCATGAGCGGCCGGTACTGAGCGTGCAGCGCCATGACGCGCTGGCTCCGCTCGCGGATCGACAGCTTATCCCGGTACCCGTCGATGAGGTAGTAGTTCTTGTCCGGCCCTAGTCCAATGACGAGGATGACGGTATAGTCGCTCCGCTTCGTCTTGGCATTTGCCGGGTCGACGAGGATGTACTTGTTCATTCGGTTATGTTCCCTCGGAATCCAGTACTGTATCCAATCTTCGACAAATGTCTGTTCGCCTTCCATTATTGGGTTATTGAACAGCTGGCATGACGCGACGTAGGTTCCCTGATCGTGTATTTTCTCTGCCAGCCTAGCCCGCGTCCATAGCACGGGCTCTCCTTCGAAAGTTCCGTCCCTTGTTGCGGCATAAAGCCGAAGCTTCACGGCGCCGCGGCGAATGAGTTCAGAGTACGTGTCGGCCATATGGTAGCGCGTTCCGGCCATCCACCGGGCTCCACCTTCTTTGCCAAGGTTGAACGATAAAGATATCGCTTCGTTTGTTTTAGTAATCATCTCTGGGGTGCTTACAGACGACGGCACAACCGTGTCATCGTACACTAGGAGCCCAAAGTGTTTACTCGTTGGTTGCCCTTCTACGATTCCATGAGCTTCGACCGTTGACTCCTTTGGGAAACTTGTCCGCTTAACAATGAGCCCGTCGTCTTCGGACCACTTCGGCGATTCCTTTCCAGGGTCAGCGTAAAGAATGTCGGGAAACAGCTCCTTAAGCCGTTCATTTGACTCAAATTGCCACTTGATCGCGCGAAGGAACCCTTTTGCGATCGGTGCCTTAAAGCTAAATATGCCAATTGTTATTTCGGGGTCGTTCAATATCCGCTGCACCACAGCCCATAGCGTGATTATCGTGCTCTTAAAATGTTCTCTTGGCCATAGATCGAGATATCCATCTGGATCGGCTTGAAACTCGCGGCATCGATCAAATACCCAGTCTTTGTTTGCAAACGTGATGCCGCCAAGGACGTACATTCCCAGGAAAAACAGGTCGGTTTGACATAATTTCCGCGTAACGAGGTCGAGTTGGCCTTCTTCGGTCGCTTTTAGAATGATTTTTTTGTAACGCTCGATGGCAACGACGCGCGCCGAGGCCGGCTGTTCGTCGATCATTCCTGATCCTCGTCGACATAATCATCGTCGGATGGCCCATCAAGCCCGTCATCTTCGGCCGCTTCGAACAAGTCCGGCCCATCGAGTCCGTCGTCCACCACTTCCACCGCCGTGGTTGGCGTTGTCTCGCCAGAGGGAAGGTCGCGCTTTGCGAGAATCCCCAGGTCGTCGATCATAGCCTGCATGGTGGGGGAAAGCTGGCGCATCTGCTCGCCGTTGCCCTCGAGCTTGACGCCAATGATGGCCAGCTTGGCCATATCCATCGCCACGTCCTTGATGAGCTTGGCCGCATTGAGCGCGGAGCCGTAGTTCTTATCCTTGTAGCCAAGGAGTTCGCCATCCTTGCCCATGATTGGCTCGCCATTATCCTTGTCCATGATCTCATGGTAGATGTCCAAGCCCATCTTCCTGACCATGAGCATTTCGTCGTAAAAAACGATGGAATCATCGGCCCGCTTCTCAACTTCGTTCGCCATGCGCTTGTCTCCCCATGGGCGTAGCTGCCCGGTCTGGTTCTCTCCATCGAACGCGTACCACTGCTTCGCCTTCGCTCCAATAGTCCGCCCACTGAAGCTCGGCTCGATGGCTCGCTCAGTATACTCCGTCTCATCCGCCGGCGCAATAATCAAAGAGTCTCCCCACTTCTCGTCGAAGGGCTTGAAGCTCTCCTCCCGCTTGCCCGCGGTTATCTCCTTCTGGCTCGCCCGGTGTATCCTGGCGAGGAAGGCGGGGTCAAGCGCCTCTACATCGCTCCGCGCCGCGAACGCAGAGAGGAGCTCCCGCCCAGTGCGCGTATAGACAGGACCAATATGGTTGACCAGGTGCCGCACCACATCTTCCTCAGCAAAGCCATACCTTTTCCACGAAATCCGGTCGCCGAGGTTTTTGACGAAGAAGTTGTCCATCTGTCGGTGCTGAGCGTTGTTACAAATCGGGCATAGTCCCGTCGGACCAAACCGGGACTCGGGCGTGTAACGCTCTCCGTCCAGGGGATAGGCGTACGGGGATACTGGATCGATGGCGAACATGACGAGCGATTTCTCGTCATCAACTCCGGATATATCACGGCGTTCCTTCCGCTCCTGCACGCCCACCGGATCACGGTCGGGCTCGGGCTCTTTCACTTGGCGATGGTTCTCGTGTGATGATCCTATAATGCGGTGGTTGGTGAAGGTTATCCCTGAATTACGATCCTTCAACTGCCTCATATAAAGAGTATACCAGAACATGGACTGTATATCAAGAGGCCGAGGGGCGATGGAAGAAAAAAAATGCGCCCGGTGGATAAGTCCGGGCGCAAAGGGAGGAAGGCGTATCACGTTGCAAGTTGAATAGTAGCACTCATGGTCGGGTTTGTCAAGAAAAAAAATTTGCGGCGAAAAATTGGACGCGGGATTTTTAGGGGTGGGGCCATGGAATCATTGGCTGGGGGATAGGGAAAGTATGGAACATGACTGAGGGAAAGTGAGGGAGATGGGATGGGGGGGCTCCCCCACCCACGCGCCCACCGGCCCAAAAAGCCCCCCCCAGGGGTCCTCTGATCCGTTTTCCACCCTTACACCCTCCCATGGCCCCGCCGACGCGCTGGTGGCCTGATTTAGGGGCATAGCGGGCAAATGGCAAGCCTAGCTCTGGCCCACAATCCAAGGTTCATGGGTCCCCTGCCTGTATTGCCCGCTGACCCATGGTTGGATGGGCCTTCGATCCCCTAGCTCATGGCTCCAATGGCTCATTGTGTATCTATATAAATGGTTGCAATGGTTGGCGAGGTCATGGGTTCGGTGGATCATGGGATTATGGAATCATGGGCCATGGTTGCGCGGCGCATGGACCGATGGTGCATGGTCGCGGCGTGGTCCGTGGCTCATTGAATAGCTGGCGAGGGAAAGGGATCGCAAAAACGATCAAAAAACAGGTTATAAATGTATCCCATATCGTATTTTCCATATATTAAAAGTTTCCAATATATGAAAATGTATAGTTGTGACGGGTTAAGACCCGATTCCGTACTGCTTTCCAAACCGCCATGTTGCGCCATGTTGTAGCATACTAAATATGACCTCTAGCATTTGTGATCGACTTTTGCCCTTAACCCTACACAACTATACACTAATTTTTTAATTCCTTATACCACCAGTAATTAAGTATACCATCATAATATAATCATACCATAAAATGTGATACTTTTATCCTAGAAAACAATGTCGCCATTCGCAATATCTCCATTATCTCTATAATATCAATTATTGTTATGGTATCATTGGCTCATTGCGCCATTGACGCCATGTTCCTTATAAATGTATCGATTTTGCGCTATTTTCGGCCTTCTGGCCAGTAAATCTCTAATATCTCCATATTCCAGCTGATTCCAATAAATCGCAATAAATCGACTAAAAAACCCATAAAATCATTTGACAATCATCCCATGGCGCGATAATATTCTAGTCAAGGATTGCGTAGGCGATCCGATTATGAGGTTGGAGGGACACTATGAAAGCAACGAAAATCGACGGAGTGAACGGGGCTATCAATATTAAATGGCGCGACAAGGAGCTCGTCCGATCCTTTACCGTCGTCGATGGCGTCGAGGGTTCGAGGGTCGTGGACTGCCGGATATATTGCGGACGTTCGCGCAATTCTTCCATGGTCTACTGCCTCCTGTGGACGTACCCGATCAGCGATTTCTTGGAAGTCTGCAATCAGGGCCATGGTTCCGCTGGTGGCGGGAACTATGATAAGGAAAGCGCTTCAGTGGGCGAAGCGATCCGCGATGCAGGTTTCGAACTGTCCGAGCGTATCGATGGCGCAGGCGAGGGAGCGATCCGCTCCGCCCTTGAGGCTATCGCTCGCGAGTTAGGGTCAACGCGTCCGATCATCGTCGCTTCCTACGCATAAGGCGCGGACTGTTCCACGCTCCGGTTCAACTCCGGAGCGCGCCTATTCCGGTTTTTTGGATCGGGTATGTATGAGGTTAGTTATGGAGGGTTACACAATGGCTTTCAAGGAACTTTGCTACGCGTATCCGACGTCAACGATGGGCGGGAAGCATGGCCGGTATTATATAGCCATAATCGACGGAAAGGCCAAAAGCATCGCTGAAACCGACCCTTTGGCCAGCTATGAAGACATCCGCGCGATATACGACGCGATGCCCGGCGAGCCCTCTCGGTGGAGCGTTAATCACGACAATCTTAAATGAAAGGACAGGCCATGAAAAGCTACCATATCGAAGGCAGTGTCTATTTTCCTCGTCAGATAAACATGGCCGAGGCTCCGGAAGGGTTTTATCCAGTAGCCAAGGAAAGCCTGAGCTATTTTGGGTCAAGGTGCCCAAATATCTGCCGCCAATGCGACTGGAGAGCGGAGCACCAGAAAATCAGCATCGAGCTATTGCTGTCGGATTCGCGCTATCGATGCGCCGATTATAACCGGAAAGACGGCGTGAGCGTCGTGTTCAAGAGGATTAAGAAGTAATCAATCCGCGTATGCGGATTAAAGTATGAGGTTGGAGGGTTACACAATGGCAACGATCAATGACGGTTTGAACCTGGCGCGGGCAGAGAAGCGGCTTGCCGAGCTTATCGGTATCGAGGAACAGTACGAGCGCGCGTACCGAGTTGCCGAGCGTAGGCACAATGCCGCGTTCCGGTATATCGACGGACGCGCGGAGGTCGATGGTCGGCCGTACTCTATGAATGAGTACCGCTATTTCGCTTCCCTGGCCAGGGAAGCCGACAGCAAGCTGTCCATCGTCCGGGGCAAGGTCGACGCCATGCGCGCTACGGTCGATTCGCTCAAAATGCGCGTGTACGCGGCGTGCGACGGAGACAGGATGGTGAGCGTATGAGCGATCTTAATTCAATCATCCTTGAGGGCATTATCGACAAGAAGCCGGAGTATATCCTGAAAGACAAGGGCGACCCGATCATGGTTCTATCGCTCGTGTCGTCTCGCGATGAAATTGACGTGAACGGCGAGACATACAAGGCCAAGTTTGCTATAAAAGTCCATGTATCGGGGAGACTGGCGGAAAAATGTTCCGAGTTAGCGCGCGACGGGGTGCGAGCCCGCGTAGTAGGCCGGATTATATGGTACGTAAGCCTTTCCGAAGGCGACGGCGGTATACGGATACGCTCCGAACATATCGAGTTCGTTCCGGTCAAATAAGCAAGGCCAGGTGGCTTCGGGAGGGTCCGACTCCCTCCCTTGCTAGGAAAGTACAGGCTTGACATATTGCGATATGTCGCCTATACTACCTTATCGATTGAAGGCGGACCGTATGGACCGTCAACGCGCAATCAGTATGAGGAGCGAGTATGGCAAAGGCAAAGATGAACAGTATCCTGGCGTTCGTGGACAAGGCTAAATCGGACGACGAGACGCGCTATTTCATGAACAAAGGCCACTACTTCCACGACGGCGACCAAGGCAAGCCGTGCTACGTCGCTACCGACGGCCATCGACTCCACGTCGCGACATTCGAGGATGCCGAGGCCGCCGAGAAGTTCGGGTTCAAGGAAGACGGCTTCTACGATCCCTTCGGCGAGCGGTTCATTCGCGACGAGAAGATGGGACTAGGCCAGTTTCCCATGTGGACCAAGGTCGATCCGACTATCGCCGATCCGGCCGGGCTCGCGTCTCCCGATCTACCCGATTCTATCGAGTACGGGTACGATTGGCCAGAGGGCGAGGTTCCGCGCTTCTGCGCGAACACCGGCATCGCGGTCAGCTACAAGTTCATGGCCGACATGAAGATGCTCAAGAACAGCGGCGCGGGCGCGTGCCTCATCCGCTACAAGGTCGGCGTATCCAACAAAGCCATCGTCGCGACGTTCCCGAAATCAGGGTCGGTCGAGCTCCGCGCGATCATCATGCCGATGAGCAAGGACTAAACGAGCAGAGCCCGCTCTCATCCTAGCCAGGAAAGAGCGGGCGCGAAACCAATGAAAGAAGGGCCATATGAGAAATCTAACCAAGGGCGAGATATCCGAGATTGTACGGGAGCACGCTCTGTGGCTTATGGACGATTCCGACGGAGAGCGCGCCAATCTCCGGAACGCCGATCTCCATGACGCCAATCTCCAGCTCGCCAATCTCCGGAACGCCGATCTCCAGGGCGCCAATCTCCATGGCGCCAATCTCCGGAACGCCGATCTCCGGAACGCCGATCTCCAGGGCGCCAATCTCCAGGGCGCCAATCTCCGGAACGCCGATCTCCAGGGCGCCAATCTCCATGGCGCCAATCTCCGGAACGCCGATCTCCGGAACGCCGATCTCCAGGGCGCCAATCTCCAGGGCGCCAATCTCCAGGGCGCCAATCTCGACTACTCATGCTTCCCGCTGTGGTGCGGCGGGACGAAGTTCAAGGCCGATGACCGCCTCGTCGCGCAAGTACTCGCTCACCTATGCTCCCTCGACGTTTCGGATAAGGCGCGCGCCGAGCTTGATAAGGTGCTCGACCTTGCCAAAACATCGCATCGCGCCAGGGAGTGCGGCCTTCTGGCTGACGAGAGCGACGAATGAAAGGCCGATCCAAGGGCGAGTGCTGCGACACGTGCATAAGCTTTATTCCCGAGGGAGAAGGGAGTTTATCGGTTGTTACGTGCATCGGAACCTGCAAGCAAAGCGGCCGGGCGGTAACGGACAGCGAGGACGACTGGTGCGTCCGATATGAAAGGAAGGACTAAACATGGCTAGAACGGTTTTCATCGTGGTGGCGTCGATAGGGGCGGTAGTATCAATTATCGACCTTATTCTCGTAATAATCCTTGCCAAGGGGGCATGGAAGGCGGCCGGTAAATGAAGCCCGCCGTCATCTACGCCATAGCGGCCATTGCCCTGTCATCCTGCGCCGCTCCGGCTTTCGTGAGCCCATGCGACGTGCCAGCGATGGATTTCCGCGAGGCGTGGATGACGGCATCCAGCGTGAACTACGCTCCGAGCCGAGAGTGGCGCCGTCCTGAGACGACCTACGCCACCATGGAGGGCGACTGCGAGGACATCGCGGGCTTGTTCATCGCCCTTGCTGGCGAGGGGGAAGTCATCGTGGTGAACGGGCTCCACGCCGTCGTTTTCTTCCCCGGACAGGGGTACTGCGAGCCGCAATGCTACGGGATGCGGTACACCATGCCCGAAGGAGCGCGGATCGAGCGGTACAATCTGAACGAATATCTAGCGATGTGCGGTAAATAATCCCATCGTCATAGGGGCGGAGGGAATAAACGGTAGAGCCCCGAACGGGCAGAAAAGGAACGAGACATGAACGAAACAAACGAGCCCAGGTACCTGGTCGAGGCGCGCAAGAGTGATAAGGACCGCGAAGCCCAGGCGATCATGGACAACTTCGAGGATGCCAAACAGGAAGCCGGAGCCGTGCGCCAGGCGATCCGCAAGAGCATCCGGTCAAAAGAAAAGGAGCTGTCCGCGCACAAGGAAGCTTTCTACAAGGGACAATCCCACCTGATCCTCGCGATCATCAACCTCGAGAACGACCTGTCCGCGCTCAAGGAGACCGAAGCGCGGGCCATCGCGTGGATCGAATCCCAGGGGCTTTTGTCCTAGGACATCGCCCACCATCGGCCCGGCGTTGAATCGAACATCAGCGCCGGGCTTTGAAAGGAAAAATGAATGACTACGTTGCCCGATGGAATCATTGTTGAGAACTGGACCATGCACCGAATCACCTTCCGCGACGACGCCCTCGGGATCGCGGAAATAATTGAGCCGGAAGCAGCGGGTCCGGCCCATGTCCAAATGTATTATGAAATAGTCGACGGATCGAAATACATCCTTAAATCCACGGCGTGCCAGTCCGTGCGCCTTCCTGATCCACGGACTGATGAGCGGACGGGCGAGAAGGTGCGCCTCATCGTCTCCGCGGTCGTCAAGAACACGTACCAGGATCGCAACGACCTTATTCTTCCGACCAAGAATATCCGGGACGATTCAGGCCGCGTCATCGCGTGCCAAGCGTTCATTGTATAGGAGGATTTTATGGAACACAACTATAGCGAGCAAGATAGAACAAGAGACGCTATAAGGGTAATAAAACAAAACGGCGATTGCACCGGAGTCTCTATCCGATGGTGCCACGAAGGATGCCCAGCTGAGTTCGGAAACTTTGCGTGCGGCGGGACGGACGACCTTGCCCACCACATAGCCGCCTGCACCGCCTACCTAGCCAGCCAGGGCCTTAATCCCGAGGGCTACCCGCTTGCTGCCGATAGCACGATCAAGTCGGCGACCAAGGGAAAGCAGGTCGGATTCTCCATCGGCGACCGGGTTGAACTCCTGGAGAGAAGCGGCCCGTGGGATAAAGGCTCAAAGGGCACGGTGGTGTCGGCTGGTGCGGTTTGGCAGGGGAAAACGAAAATAGAGTCCCCAGGAATAAGGTTTGACGACAAGCACCCAGGGATAGGCCATGATTGCGCCGGCGCGTGTGAGGATGGATACGGCCGGTGGGTCATCACTAAAAAACTCACAAGGATAAGCAGGGAAGACCCAGCGCCTGGCGCAAAGCCCATACCATTCTCCGTCGGCGACTTGTCTGCAAACAAGATGATGATTGACCACGGCGTTGATGACAGGGACGAGACTCGAGCCAGACGGGTCGTCATACACCACCCATTCGAGGTTATGGTTACTGACGACACTCCCTCGTCTTATGTCCGGCAGGGTCTCGGCAAAACTCCAAGCCGCGTCCCCAACCCCAAGCGCCCTCTGCTCCCGCTCCCCGAGCCAGTACGGAGCAATCCTGGCATACCGGACACCATGGTCCGCACAATCAACCTGGGAAGGGGTATGCGATGAAGAATAACCCTTACGACAGCGCCGGCAAGTACAAGCGGCTCACGGAGCGGTACCGCCTGGCGACCATCGAAGCCCTCGTCAACCTGCGCGGCCGGCCCATAGATTTCTTGACCGGCGACGAATACCTCGAGCTTCCTCCCCTGGCTAGGGTGATGATCGATTCAGCCGAGACGAGCCGTCAGGAAGCGCGCTCAGCTCTTTTGTCGGCAGCTCAAGATGATGAGGGAATCGAGAGCGGCGTCATGGAGATACTTGACCCCAAGCCCAGCGATCGTACTGACCATGGCAGGGCTTAACCGAAGGATCAAAGACTTGGGAGTAGCACGCGAGCGGCGCACTACTCTTGGAATCGATCTTGTATTGGAGGATAATATGGCAGACAGAAACGATAATCACGAGATAGAGCCCCCCTGGAGTTTCCAGATGGTCGAAGACATAGCCCACCGCGTCCTCGAGGGCAAGTGCCCGGACGGCAAGGAGCTCGTCATCCTGGCCAGGGGAGCCCTTGACGCGATAGCGCGGGAGCGCCATACCAAGGACGTTATCATTAGGACGTTCGATGGTATGGCTCGAGGGATGTTCGATGGGAAGGCTCGAAGGATATTCCCATGAGCGGCCGGCAAGAACACGACCTATCCTGCGGCTTAAAGGCGACCTATGAAGTCGTAAAAGGCGACTACGAAGGAAGCGACGCCGATCCGGGATTCGGGCACAATGTCCCGGCATATGTCGAAGATGTCACTGTTTTAACGCCGGATGGCACCGACATAACGGAGTGGATAAACGAGCGAGGCCACGAGGAAATCAGCGAAGAGCTGAGGGGGTATCTATGAACGGCCTAGCCGAACAGATCAAGGCCGCCGACGCGCGGGCCGATGAGGCGTACCGCGAATGGATGGATGCCGAGGCTATCAAGGGAGTGGCATTTAACAAATGGCTGGCCGCACGACACGAACTTGACCAGCTTCAGCGCAAGCAAGAAATCGCCGACGCCATCGAGGCGAGCAAGGGGGAGATATGAAAATCTGCGCGATGGTAGATCGGTCAGCCGGAAACGAATCGGTAGGGGATATGTGGACGGAGACCGCCGAGTTTGACGAGGCCGCCACGCTCATGGACGTTATGCGCTGGGCGGGAATAATAGAAGAGACCAAGGGCAAATTGACCGGACGGCTATTTGTTACCACAAACACAACACGCAACGTCCGCCTGTCCATTCTTCAGAACCCCAAGGACTCCTCCCATGAGTGACACAAAGCATACAGCGGAGCCGTGGGAAATTAAATCTGACCAAGCATATGTAATATTGATATCAAAAAACCCGTTACGCTATGCGGTTGTTAACGGGCTTGATGGACACATAAACGCCTTCCGCATCGTCGCTTGCGTCAACGCCTGTACTGGCATGGCCGACCCCGAGAAGGAAATAGCCGCCCTACGCGCCGAAGTCGAGCGAGCCTATAGTATGCTCGAAGCGTGCAATGTGCCACGCGAGCGGGCCAAGTCGGTAGCAAACGGAATCGACGTTTTATCGACGCGATTCGCTAAGGCCGAAACCGGATGGAACATGGAGCGAGCCGCCCTACGCGCCGCCGCAGAGAAGGCGAGGGAGGCGCTGAAACGGATATCGGTATACGGCACGCATATGACAACGGCGTGTAAAACATTAGACGGCGAAATTGTGCCAAGCGAGGAAAAGAAAAACTTTTATGCGCTTGTGGCCGACTCCGCCCTCGCCGCGCTTGAGGAGGTGCTGGGATGAATGTTCAGAAACACTCTAAGAAAAGTTTTACGCTGTGGTTTTGTAGAGGGCGTCGATCTATTATGGTTAATAACGATAAAAAGGCGTGGTCTCCAAGAATATCGTTCCATGAAAACAGGGGAAGAAAAAGAAATAACGACAGCTGTTTTGATTGTACTCTAATTTTAGGGACACTTTGCATTTCTTATACTAATTGGGATTTACAGTATTCAGGAGGAACCGATGGACGTTAAAGAGATACGCGAGACGCTTTATAAACAGGCCGAGGAAACAGCTATAGGCTGGAGTTCATGGAGCCCTAATGAGGCATACAAGGAAGGATTTGAAACAGGCGTGGATAAAGCTCTCTCTGCCATCGACCCCGAGGCGATCAAGCGCGAGTTTTGGGACGAGCTCCACGCCGAGGCCGAGGCCCAGTTTGATCATCGCCACGATGTGCTTAGGCCTGTTAAAACATATGTTAAAAGCATGATTGTGCATACCATGGATGATGGATGGTCGGCATGGTTACTGGCGCATCGCATTATAGATAATAGAGATATACGGAGGAATAATGAATCTTGAAATCACCGATGAGGACAGGGCCGCAGTAGTCGCTATGCGGCAAGAACTGAGCACGGCGTTCATTAAGCGAAACATGGCGAAGGGCGTTCCACGCGCTAAGGATATTGAGGCGCAGCACTTTGCGATGTTCCGGTCGGCGCTACTCAAGGAAGCGGCTGATAAAGCGGTCAAATGGCAAGTTAAATTGTGCGCTGACGATGACTGGACGTGCGAAAGATGCACTGAGTGTAATCAACTCCGCGCCGCCATCCTCCAATCCTCGCCCGCCGATCAAGGGCCAGAGCGTGACAAAGGCCCGTGGTATGGGCCATGCAAAGTCACCGATCCAGACCAAAACGGAGAGTACGGCGTATGGAGCTTGGATGGTAGACACTGTATAGCGGAAGGCTTGACGCTAGGTGAGGCTAAATCACTACAGGCACGAATATCAGCGCAGGACGAGGGGAAGCCGGAGTCATTACCGGGAAATGCTTGTCCTGCCTGTGGGGCTTATGAAATAGAATCAAATACGCCACATACAGTATATTGGTGTGGTTCATACGATTACGACCAGCGCCCCGGAACATTTCGACAAAGTGACTCGTGTGCCGCCGAAGTCCAGCGCCGACTCGATGAGGCCAAGAAAGGCGGGGATATATGAGCGATTCCACATTGCGCGATGCGGTGAATCATTTGCTATGCAAGGTAAATAAGGTTACGGCATACCATCGACATAGTCAAAAGATACCTATTTCTGCGTTGGACGATCTTGCGAATTATCAAGTTGAGTTTGAAGAGATTATTGACAGTCTTACCAAGCCAACCCGCTACAACTGGCCCGAGATACTGGCGAAGTATCCGTGGGCTAGGTGGGCGGCTACGGATCGCATGGGATATGTAACCTACCATCAGAATGTTCCAGCGCCGGGCTATTACTGGTGGTGTAGTTATGGCAATAGCATAACTGCCGGACGAGTTAAACCCTGCCCCGACTGGCGCGACTCCCTAGAGCCATGCCCGCCGGAATTACTGCCGCAGGGATGATATGCGGATCGGGATAATGGATGTTATGCGGATCGCAAGACGGCGTAACTGCGTCACGCCGATCCGCGACTAAAAGGAGGATGATTAGCTATGCGTATTTGTGATGAGTGTTTTGGGGACGGGTATGTTTGCGACGAAAGCGACCCAGGAAGCGCAACCGCTAAAGAATGCCCAAACTGCCATGGGAGCGGTGAAATTGAGGTGGAGTACAATGATGCAGACGAAGCTGAATGAGGTCTATCCAGACAAGTTTACAGAATACATTTCGCTCTGCCGAAGCGCGTTGAACGGCGTTATAACGCCAAAAACATCTAAGCAGGAAAAAATTGATTACGCTTTTAAAGTATTAAAGATACTTAACGCTATCGAAGCGGAGTATAACGGGTTGGCGCCTAACACAGATTTCAACCTGACTCCGCCCGAAGGCGTCGCAGGTTAAATCATAGTTGGGCTGACTCACCACCGCCAAACAAGTTTAGCGGATGGTTCGCAAAAGGAGAAGATAATGGCAATTCGTGATATTGAAAATGCAAAGCAATTACGCAAACAAGGAGAACGACTCGGGCGCGAAGGTCTTTCGCAACGGATAAACAAACTCGTTCTTGAGTTTGCCGAGAAATATCCAGATGGTCATTACCGCGAAGGCATCATGCTCGCTGGTCGCCTTCATGCGATTTTCCTTGCAACCGATAAGGGCGATTACTGGCGTGAAGTAGCCGAGCGCGGTTTCTATTCTGAATTACGGGAGCTGCACATTTTTCAGAAAGAGGAAGAAGCCCAACAAGTAATTCAACCTGACTAAAGCAGGTTAAGCAAATGTTATACGGACGTTTTAGCCGTATAAGCACGGGGCGCTTATACGGACACACGCCAAGCCCCGGCGGAGGTTATTATGGAGAAAATTGAATTAAAGCCCTGCCCGTTTTGTGGCGGCCAGGCGGAAAGAGTTGATATCGATCCTACTGATGATCGCGAGCCAAACGCAGGAGGCTCTTACGAAGTATTCGCGTCAGGGCTCGCTGAAAATACGCTCGGAAAGAGCGGTAGGCCCAAGAATACAGGCGCCGGCACTTGACGGGTTTCCATGGAAAGTATATAGTTAAGGTCTTCCCGCTCGTAAGCGATACAAGGAGATACGTCCAGTGAGCGATATATTCCAACGAGCCAAGAATAATATTACGAGGGCGTATATCGAATCAAAGTTCGGATGCCCCGGCGCGTTTTGGGAGAACGGGAATTACAAGACCGTCTCCCCGCTACGGAACGACCAGAACCCCGGATCGTTTTCGATCCGCGAGGACGGCGTGTTCCATGATTTTACGAATGGAGAATCTGGAGATATCATAACCCTCCTGGCGAGGGTGGAAAACAAGACCTTGTTCCAGGTGGCCCAGGAGCTGTCGGGGGAAACTGCCGGCGAGCGTCCCGTAGCCGCTCTTTCTAGCCAGGATGAGGAGCCCAAGGGCATCGAGATGTCGTGGATGCCGATTCCCGAAGGCAAGACTCCGACATTCAAGACTGAGCCCGACTACCTAACCCTGTTCCATGTCGACAAGAAACCGGCGTTCTACGTGGCCCGGTACAATGCCGGCGGTGACGATGGGAAGAAGCTCATCTATCCATGCTACTGGACGGGGAGCACGTTTATCAAAGGGCTACCGAAGTCCTTGAAACGCCGGCCCCTGGCGCTCTTTGATAAAGAAAAGACCGTCGTGCTCGTCGAGGGCGAAAAGTGCATGGAGGAAGCGGCCAAGGCGTTCCCCCAGTACGCATGGACCACCTGGCATGGCGGCGCTGGGGTGATGAAGAAGGTCGACCTTTCCTCCCTGGCTGGGTGCGACGTGATCATATGGCCCGACAACGATGCGCCAGGATTCGAGTGCGCCGATCACTTCCTGTCCCACCTGGCCGGGGCGCCGAATACTTTGCGGCGCGTCGATATTCCCGACCAGAAGCCGAAGGGCTGGGACGTAGCCGACGCGATCGCCGAGGGCTTCCCGGTGCTCGAGCTCCTTGAGGCGTCGGTCATCATCGACAACGGCTACAATGCCATCGATGTTGACTCGATAGCCCAGCCGCGCGAGGCGTCGCGCCGGCCGTTCACGGACCTGGGGAACGCCGAGCGGTTCGCCGATATGTGGGGCCATATCATCCGGTACAACGTCGATAAGAATAAGTGGCTCGTATGGCACGAGGGAAAATGGAAGGACAAGGACCAGACTATCATCACGCCGATGGTTAAGCACACGATCCGGAGTATGTCCGAGCTTGGCGCCAATGAAGCTGTATTTTGGGCCCGCAAGAGCGAAAGCTCCAAGGCTATCGGGTCGATGCTGTCCCTTGTGCAGCGCGAGCGAGGGATTCCGGTGGGCGAAGTGATGCTCGACCAAGACCCGTACCTTCTTAACTGCCCGAACGGTGTCGTTGACTTGCGGAACGGGAAGCTCATGGAGCCTGACCC